TGACAACATCAGGACACCTGGCTTGCTTTTTCATAAGATACTTCCTCTAGGGCATCTTTTAGGTCATTGAGATAGATGAAGTCACCTAAATCGTTGAAGGTCGAGTTCAAGTCTATGGCCTTCCAAAGCCTTGTATTTTCCTGCTTCCTGCCCTCTTTTACGCCTATTTCGTAGGCCAGCATTGTGGCTCGGTGGATTGTGTCGTGCATCTCCGTGTTAGTCATTTTCTTCTCCTGCTCCTGTTTTTAGTAAAAGTATTGCTATAAGTAAAGTGTTGACCACCGACAATATGAGGATGTATTCAATCATCTTCAAGCCTTATCCAATCTATTGCTTCGTCAATCGCTATAAAGTGCAATCCAAGATGCTTATCTGGAACTCGCAAACCCTTCAATCGCTCTAACAAATCAATAATTCGCTGTCTTTCATCTTCTTTTCCTTTGCGAATACCGAGTTCCCAAAGTTCTTTTGCATCACTCATCGTCAGCAACCTCCTCTGCTACTTGCTTGATTGGTTCTAGTGGCACATTGATGCCGTGAGCCCTCTCGGACTTCAAGTGCATCTCAAGGCTGTTGATCTTGTCCAACCGAAAGCCAGACCATCTCTTTGCATCAGTTTCGATAATCGGAGCCTGACTGAATCCCAACTCTAAGAATCGCTTGACTGCCTTCTGTGATTTGTTTAGCTGTCGAGTTTCGAAGATGATGCCTCGCTTCTCAAACTCACGCTTAGTCTGCATGCACTGCACACAATTAGGCAGCTCCCAGACTGTAATCTTCATCACAGCATTGCTCCTGTTCTGGCGTGAATCTTCTTCTTAGAATCCCTGACTGCCTTGCAAGCAACCTCAAAGCCAACTGCTTGAGCCTTTGTTAGCTTCTGCTTTTCTCCGGCCTCCGTGATTGTGAAAGACATTGTGCGGGCTGCATACTCTGCACCGATACGAATGCCTTGGGCATAAGCCTCATCCATCTGCTTCGGGAAGAGGCGGTCTGCCACATCGTATAGAAATAGCTTCCAGTTTCTAGGCTTCATTGATGCCCTCCAGCTTCTTGATTACACTACGGATTACATCTGCTGTGACTTTGTTACCGATGTTCCATTCTTGGTTAGACATTGTGTCTAGCTCGCTGATTAGTGAGTTCCAGCCCATGTCGTAGCCCGCTTGGAATAGGGCATCGGCGTGAAACTCGATTTGAGATTTGATTTCGTTTACTCTCATTTGTTACCTCCTGCAATCACTTTAGGGCAGGGGCCTGACATTTGCCAGATTATTCAGGTAACGAAAATATAACGATTACAGCACCAGGGGCACGGTCATCGGCGTAGTGCTTACGGGCCACAGCTTCTACAACTTGGCTGTCATCGCCCCAAATGTAGCCTGACTGACCGATGGCGTCTAAACAACCTCTTAGGAGCTTGTCCACATCTGGAGGCACTATAGGCAGTGGTCTGTCGGCTTTTTTGATTGTTTTAGGTCTGGGTAAATAGAAATCCACCTCAACCCGAACTGGGCCAAGGTGGACTATCTGTTCTGCATAAGGCTGACAAGCATCAGCGATTTCTCGCCTCCATACTTTGAGAGCCTGACCAGAGGCTTCGATTAGTCGCCCGTGAATTACTTTTTTGGAGCCTTGTGGCTTAGGTAATCCATAGACATCTAAGCGAATTAGAATGGGGCATCCGATCTGTCAAGCACAACCGATTCTACCGCTTGAGGGTAGAGGCGTATCTTGACAGCGGAAGTTCCATCCTTCTTTTCGTAGGTTGCTAGTTTGGCATTGCCAGTAATAGTTACTCGAGTGCCCTTCTCGGCAGTGAGTAACCAACCGAATTCTGAAGATGCGTCTACTGAAACATCAATGTAGTCACGGCTAACGGTTTCCCATTTGCCCTGTTCGTTCTTCTTCCGGTTAGCGTGGGTAACGGTTACAACCGAACCCCAATCGAATGTTTTGGCTTCTTCTACAAAGCCAGTAAATGTGAGCGAGAGTGCCATGTGTAGGTTTCCTTATCTTTCAATGTGCTCGGGATTTACGCAATCTAGCATTCCACAGATTCTGTTTCCTGGCAAGATGGGTTCCCCGAGTTCGTTTAGTGGTGTCACTAAATCTGGTGCAAATCTGCCATGCCACGGGATGCATTTCAGTTCCCCCGTGTTGACAGTTGTAGATCTTCTGGTGCGACAGGATTGGCAAAATACCTTGGCCTTTCCTCGCTTCTTGATGACATCCCAAGACATGCCACAGCGGTAGCAGGTTTCCCTTTCCCACACATAACTAGGCTAGTTGCCTTTACTGGAAAAGTCGTCATTTCATCCTCAGTAGTGTCGCTTGGGCTATAGGCACGGCTATAAACCTCTCGGCTGTCGTGTAAATCGTGTCCTTGACAATAACAGGGGCCTCTGACATTTGTAGGCCGTCTATGAGCAAAGCCCATGACCAGTCATCGTTTAGCATCCAGAAGATGTTTAGCTTTGAGGGCTTGATGAATTTTCTCTTTCGCTCCGAGAAGTGCACTGCCTCGTAGGGGAACTTCTGTCCCTTCCAGTTGTGCTTCACCTCCACCTCGATTTCAAAGAAGTTTTCATCCTTCTCGGCGTAAACATCTATGCCGTATTTGTCAGGGTTTACCCATGCGTCATAGTCCCGAGACTTTAGATAGTTCACGACTAGCTCTTTGGCAAAGTCGTTTTTGTCGAACAGGTCTTGGCTGAACTTCTTGGTCATAGCCCTAATCGTCTCTTGAGCTCTGGGGTGAGTGGGACTGACCTCTTCGCCAGCTCTTCCATCTCCCGAATGTATTGCTGACTAGCCTCAACTTCTTTTTTCCGGCGTGCTTCGTTAGCAGCCTTGACTTCGGGCAGTGTTGCAGCGTTCTCCCAAGAATCAGCATTTAGCCATGAGGCAGGGTATTTCGTGTATTCAGGCTTTCGTGTCGGATCGTTCTTGTAGGCGATAACCCCAGCGAGTATGTCCTCGAACTTAGCTCTTTTGAGAGCTGACTTGAATGCTCTAAAGGCTGCTCCCTTGTCTAGCCGTCTTGGATATTCCTTCCAGAATTCTTTGAATAATTCCTCATGCGTGTTAATAGGTTCTTGTAATGGTTCTATAAGGGTTTGCACGCCATCTGCTGTCACCCCTGACGCTCTATTTGTCACCCCTGACTGCGATTCTGTCACCCCTGAGACCGAATCTGTCACCCCTGGCAGGTTGACCCAGTATCGGTTGGACTTGTATTGACCGCTAGTCGGAGCGTTCTGAACCTCGACTATCAGCTCGCCAATCTTCTGCAAATACTGGATGTCCCTCTGCACACTACGCTCTGAGGAATTGACCATCTGAGCCAGCCTTCTGATTGAGGGCCAAGCTCCTATCTCGCCTTGGTGATCTGCAATAGCCAAAAGCACTAGCCGTGCCCTGCCATCGGACTTAGATTCCCGCCATACGGCATTCATAATTTCAATGCTCAATTTCGACCATCCTTACCGCCTGTGGTAATGTCACTGAGTGCATTGACCCCTCCTTCTGTTGTGTGCTAGATAGTTTGTCTGTAAAAATGTCACTTACGGTTGGTGTTGGAAAATTCACTTGTCCCCCCCTAGCAGGTATGGGCATGCCCTCAAGCAGCATCCTAAGTGCCAGCTCAGCCTGTTGTGGAACGACACCGTTACCACATGCTTTTAGTTCTTCGTTTCGGGTCAAACCGACATCTGTTATCCAGCCCTCGGGAACGCCCATCATCCATTCTGTAAAGCGACTAGAGAGCCTGTGAGCACCTTCTTTGCCATCGGGCTTCGTAGGGGCCGGTGCAGGTCTGCCCAAGACTTGCTCCCATCTACGGATTGCAGGTTCAAACTTGCCCCAGTTTGTTCCTGACACTTCACCACTATTGAAGATTGCTCTAGCCACGGTGTCTACCTGAACTACACCATCACGTTTGTGTTCAGCCGTGCCATCTTTGTGGTCACGAGATGCGGGGGTGGGCATCAAGTCATTGATTACTGTTTCCCTGACATTTGCATGCCCGCCTTTTGACTTATCAATCTTTGATGGGTCTCGTGCGGGTAGGTGATCCATGGTGTTAGGAGTAGGCATAAGATTCATCTGCACTCTGCTTACGGCTTCACCGTTTAGCTTTGCGATGTCTATTGCTTGGTCACGGATACCTACAGTGTTGCCACGAGCTCTAGCGGTCTCCTCACCGAGTGCTCCGCCTTCTCCCTGACTAGCTGTTGGGGAACGCAGTAATGAAGATTCTGAAACGCTGGTGGGGTGCTCCGGCATCGGAAGCTCGAACACCTGCCCATTTCGCATCAAACCCGAGATCGGCCAAGTCCCCAAGAACGGCTCCCATTGCTCGAATAGGGTGTCCGTTCCCGATGACTGCCAAATCTTCTTCTGAGTATTCCATTCCATTGTCGGCTTTAGCTGAGAGTAATCCTCTGACATTTTCAATAACTACCAATCTTGGTCGGATTTCGTCAATCGCCCTAGCAAACTCCGACCATAGCCCGCTGCGAGTTCCTTCTGTTAGTCCTGCCCGCTTGCCCGCTAAGGACAAGTCCTGACATGGAAAGCCACCCGTAAGTATGTCTACGGGTTCGAGTTTTGTAAAGTCAACTGCTCTGACATCTCTGTAGTTAGGAACGCCAGGAAAGTTCTTTTCAAGAATCTTTGATGGAGCATCTTCCCATTCGCAATGCCAAGCAACAGTTGCACCTGTCACCTTTGCGACTGCTAAGTCAAGCCCTCCGTAACCAGAGAAAAGCGAACCTATCTTCACGCTGTAAGGCTCACCTTCTCAAAAGCTTCACGAGCGTTCTTGTCCCTTGCTCCGCCAGCCCATCTGCCAGCGTGAAAGAAAAGTTTTTTGACCGAATCTAAGCGTTGCTGTTGGAGAAGTTTTTTCTTCTCTTCCTCAAAATTCAGATTCTGTGCTTCTTCGTTTTCTATCGCTATCGCCCGCTGTCTCATCCGCAAGGCTAAGTCCTCGCAATTCATGTTTGCCTCCTTCTAGGTCTAATACATACCAGATGCCCGAGCACTTATCAAGTAAGGGGGCCTCTGTTGTTTCATATCTGCTCAGCTTGTGTCCGTCTAGCCGAGCTTCTTTCGCTACTTCGGCATCTGCCTCCATAGCAAAGTTGTAGTTATGGCAGACAAGAATCAGATTGTCTACCCGATCTAACGCCTTTGAACCTCCCGAGCCACGGTTGATACGGTGATGCGGAACTAGGTCAATTCCAGTCCCACAGTGCCAGCACCAGGCATCCCGCTTTAGCAGGGCATCCCGAAGCTTTTTTGAGAGGGTCACAGGTTGATGTCCATTTGCATCAGCTTGGCTTGTGTCCCAGCAGCCATCAGAGCCGTTTCTAGGGCCTTTATTTTGACCTTTATACGATTCACCTTAGCCCGAGCTAAATCACGCTCTAAACGGGCTTGAGAGGCTTCTAAGCGGCTAATGGCAGTGCGGTCTGCAACCGTGCCCTGAGACCGAATAAAAGCCTTCTGTTCAAGGGTGTCTAAATCGAACTCTTTTTGGGCTAGGTCTACCTCAGCCTGATAAAGGGCATCAGCTCCCTTATTGTTCTCCGCCGTCAGTTCTGCGATCTGCTTGGCTATCTCCGATGGATGCACTTAGCTGCTCCATTCGCTCAAGCATGTTGATACGCCAGATTTCACTTTCCTCTGCCAGCTTTCGGCTTAGCAGTAACTGACCCGATTCCCTCGCCCGCTGCTGTTTCATCAAACAGTCCTGATATGCTTCCTTCAGTTCCTGAAGGCTTGCTGCCTGTATCTGGTAGAGCATTAGCCCTTTCCTTTATGTAATCCAGCACGGAAGTAGTTACTCTTTTCGCCTTGGCTTGTGCCCAGAGGCTACGGAGTGCTTCCTTGTCATTCAGGCTATCAGCATCAGCCTTCCAATCTCTTTCGCCCATCGAGCTAAGAGCTTCTACGGCATTGAACTTCTCTACCTTCTCCATCTCCTCACGGCTTGGCCTTTTGAGGCCCGAGTAAATGTAGTTGGCAAGGCAGCGACCAATCGAACTGGTCTCACATCGTTCAAGAGCAAATGGGTCTGAGTTAGCCTCACTTGCCCAGCCAGTTGTCTTAGGCAGGTCTGTTGCCTGATCTCCGGCGGTTAAGTAGAGCCGTGTCTCAATCACCCATAACGATGAATCCTTGGTGTGGTTAACGGTCACGATACGGGCATCCTTGTTTTCCTCGTCTGCCCAGAAACTGCGAAGTCTCTCTTCAACAGTTGCATACTGTGATAAATCGAATCTAGCCATTGCTTCCTCCTACTTGTGAATCACTAGATAAGGCACGCCATCTCTGCGGGCTTGCCTAGTTGCTACTTTGATTTTCTGTCCATCTTTCAGAACAAAACCTGTCTTTGCGTATTGCATTGTGTCAAGAACCATTGATTTCAGCAAGTTGACTTGCGACTGAGATTCCTCGAGCATTGCCTGAGCGTTCTTGAGCTGTAGTCCCAAAGTCCCCAGCTCTACCTCCGTATCGTCAATCTGCGGGTGCTGTTGTCGAACTGTCTGGTAGGTGCTCTCTGATCCATCCCATTCAGGGCGTGTGCCATCCGTGAGGCTCTTGTGAAACATCGTGGCGTAGTCAGCCTGGGTGAGCTGAACAAACTCATCAGCTTCGACCTCATACTCAAACCAGTCCATGCCGGCGACAGCTACGACAATCGCCTTACTCACGCCCATTACATGCATGTAGTGCTGCACCTGACAGGCATAGTGTGCGGGTAGAGCATCCCAGTTGTAGCGAGCTGTCTTGACCTCTATGACAATCCACTCGCCAGTCTCTTTGTTACGAGCCATTGCGTCAGGGTTTGCGTGCATGAATTCAAACTCTTTAGACACGAATGATCCTGCACGGTAAATCTCTAGCTCAGGGTGCTGTTGACCGAATAGCTTGAGGATGGGCTCCTCGAAGGCTTTGCCCAACCGAATTGCCCAGTTCTCTTGGAAGCTGTTGGGGATAAGTTCTAGCTTCTTAGCCCATAGTGTGTAGGCACTCTCCCATGGGTTTAGCCCCATGATTGTGCCTATCTCTGACCCGCCGATTGAGTGCTTGCGGGCCTCGTGCCACTCAGGGCTGTCTGATTCAAAGTTTCCCAGGTGTGTAGCCTGTGGAAAGTTCTCGGGTGTTACATATTCCAATTTGTCCTCCTATGACTTAGTGACTAACATACACATAGGTGGTGACATTTTGAAAGAATCTCAGAAGAAATACATGAAGCTCCAGTGGGCAATCAAGAAGAATGGCGGGGTTGTCTGTGAGCAAGTGCCTCACATTTTCTTTCCCGAAGATTCCTATAACACCGATAACGGCTACTTTGCCGAGAAGAAACTTGCCCTAAAGATTTGTTCCCAGTGCCCTGTTCAGCAGCTTTGTGCTGATTATGCAATGACGGCCCGTGAGCCCTACGGCATCTGGGGTGGCACTACTCCTACTGACAGATAAGCGAAACCCCCTAGGGAAGAACCTAGGGGGCTTCTGCTAACTAACTAGAAGGAGAGCAACACTCTCAAGATAAGTATACGACTAACCGAATGTTTGTCAAATAAGAAACCCCCGCCATTTAGACGGGGGCTACTCGGCTTAGCTAGGAGGCTTATGGACAAGCGAACAAGGATGTCGAATAACAGCCGAGCAAGACTAGCTTAGTCCTTTTTGAAAGCAACTGAGGTCAGGATTGAAAGAAATCCGGCACCAAGTGAAACCGAAGCCAAGCTTACCCAATCAATCGTAAACAGACCCATAGATCCTGTTCCTAGGAAAGCTATTGCCGACTGAGCTACGGTCTTTACAGCTCGCTCTCCTGCATAATCTCTCCAAAATGCAACGCTAAATATCTTCATTGTCCCGCTTCCTTATCTTTACATCTTCGTATGTAGCAAATGCAGTATAAGCGGTAAGGATTATAGAAATCAAGGCAACTCCCCCGATTATCAGTTCCCTGCTAACCGAACTGTCAGAGGCGTAGGTAGCCGCACCGAAAAGAATCATTAGGGCAGACAACGCAAAGCTCATGTAAATAAGCCTACGGCGATGCTTCCAACTAGGCATCTAGTCGCTCGTCAATAAACTTCTCAGGGTCAAAGACGGTGCCGAAGAATACTGAATTGACCCTAGGGCCGATAGTGAGGTGTAAGTGAGCTCCCTTGCTCGCTGATCCCGTATTGCCTACTTTGCCGACTGTCTGGCTTTGAGTGATGATTGTTCCAGGCTTTAGCTTCGGCTCTTCTTGCAGGTGGCAGTAGCCGATGTAAACAACTTTGTCATTGACCGAATCCCAGGCAGTCTGCACCAACACCCAACCAAGAATGCTTGACCACTTGACAACCTGCACGGTTCCACCGCTGACAGCGGGAATGCGTGTGCCTTCTTTTGGTGCGTAGTCCAGTCCACGGTGCGGGATAACACGGCCTTTGATTGCACCGAATCGGGAGGTAATTGTCTTTTTAGAGAACGGGTGTCTCATCGCAGTAATGCCCAGAGTGCTGCGATGAAGCCTGTGATGCCCGATCCTAAAGCCGTGAAAACCAGCTTCTCAATCCACTCCATGCGAGCGAGTTTCTGTTCTACTCGATTCATGCGGGCAGGTAAGTCTTTGAGGTTTTTGATATCGGCAACAAGCTCAATCTGCACCGATTGAACCTCGATGAGCTTTTCGTAGATGTCTCGTTGCGTTATGCGAACGCCGTTTGTTTCCTCAGCCATGACTAGCCTAGAAGTGCGAGTATCTCGGCCTCTGATAGACCTAGTGCTTCGAGCTTTGCCTTTGCACTTTCTTTGTTTGCCTGTTTCTGAGCCTCGGCAGCTTCCCTCTCAGCCTGTTCGATAGCGGCTTGTGCGGCTTGTGCCTCACGCTCTGCAATCTCAGCATCGGTTAGGGGAATAATCTGCACCTTGTCAGGGTGGCCTTCAGGAAGGCTGCAATCTACAACTAGGCGTGTTGGTCTGTCTGTCATGTTTTTATTCTACCTGTTCTTTAGCTAACGACTACTCCGCCGCTTGAACCCTTGGTAATTCCGTATAGGGTTGCGGATGAATATTGAGCAAGATTGCCGTTTTGAGTTGAAATAGCAATTTTTGTAATGGCATCAGTTATGTTCCAAAGTCCAGCGTGAATCACCTGAAAGGCCTCGGTTGCATTATTCTCAGTAACTACATCTGCTGAAATTGACTTTGCTGTAGAGCCAGCATAGTTTGGAATGTAAATCATCGCATTTCCAAAGGTGCTTGCGGTGTTGTTGCCTGATGAAGCGTAACCAGTTTGACTATCGCTGCCACTAAAAGAATCAGTTGCACTTCCGTTTCCTTGCAAGAATCTTTTAGTGAAGTTTGCAGTTGATGTATTTATGGTAAGTCTTATCTGTTCAACGCTAGAAGCTTGAGTTGAACGCAGGGAACAAAGAATTACCAAATCGGTATAAGTTGCTGGAATATTTCCCACATTCAAAAAGGTAATGTTTGCAGCTCCACCGCTTCCAACCTCAGTATGTGCAATAACTGTCCAAGCACTCATGTCTAGCTCACTATTCCGTAAAGGGCAATCGTAACCCCTGCACTCATGTTTCCAGAAAAGTTGAAAACAGTCACAGTATTCACAGCATTTGTGTTTGCCCATCTTGCGGCGTGCATAATTACCGAGCGACCAGTAGTTGCTGTTTCAATGCTTGCTCGACTAAGAACTGTTTTGTGTTTGTCTGTTGCTGAATAGTCCATGATGTTGCAGATAAACATATGCGGATTACCAGACCATCCAAAATTGGATAACGCAATAGAGGTATCGGTTGAGCTGTAGCTACTTGCGTTTTGAGTAAATACCTGTGGATAGTTTGAGCCTGAATCGCTGTTTAGCCTAACCCCAACAGAAGTTGAATCACCATTCCAAACTAAAACCAAGTCTCGGTAGGTGGCAGGGATAGAAGTAAAAGCAACTGAGTTATCAGTTCCAGTTAGCGTGATATTAGCCAAAGCAATATAAGTAGCAGTAGGCATTATGAACTCCTCAGACCATATAGAGAGAAACGAGAGCCAGTTTTGAAAACTGTTCCAAAAAATTGGTCTAGAAAAATAGTGGTTATAGCAGATGTAGAATTCCAAAGCCCGCTATTGAGGCTTACATAGTTATAGCTTCCAGTAAGACCAGTCATAGCCCTAATCGTAGTGTTTTTTGTGGTTTCAAAAGGATCAAGAATATCAATTATCACCGCACCGAAACTGTTTGCTGTTTGAGTATTAGCGGTTATTGAATTGATTTCTATGTTTTGATAGTTTGTTCTAGGATTGCTTGACTGAACATTGCTTCCATTGCCTCTCACGTTGTGAGAGGTGTAATTATTCCCAGAATCCCCATTGAATCGCAACATAATAAAATCATCAGTATCGTTTCTATCTGTTCTAGCAAGAATTCTCAATTGCAAATGCTGATAAGTAGAGCCATAATTTGAATTGACATTAGAAAATGTAACAGAGGTAGTGTCGCTCCCCAAAATTTGCGTTTCAAGCCATTCATAAGCATTACCAGCAACAACTGGCTCTGCCCCTGCTCCCGCAACAGCAAGAACTCCTAAAGGAATAGGCATTATGCAGTTATCTTTCCAACTACTCGGTAAGCACCTGCACCAGTTTTGAATACAGTTGCAGCATTATATCTTTGATCCATTTTGAAGGTTACGGCAGTTCCAGCAGTGCCAGCACCTGCCCAGTCAGTTATGCCTGTTCCTGCGGCAATAGTTACGGTTCCTGATGAATCACGAACAATGTCCAAACGCCCACCAATGGACAGGACATCTGGAACCGTGATTGTGTAGGCAACTGTTCCTGCTGCAATTAGAAGCTCATTGTTGTCTGCTGCTACTGCGGTATAGGCAGCGGTTACAGTTCCGGTTGGAGAATTTAGGGCCGCATAATTTACATTTAGAGTTACATCACCGGAGCTTCCACCGCCGGTTAAACCAGTGCCAGCAGTTACAGCGGTAATGTCGCCAGGTTGTGACACATTCTGCCAAGCTGAGCCATCGTAATACTGAAGGGTATTGGTATCGCTTAAATAAGCCACCATACCCTCAGCAACGGCAGTTCCTAGGGCTGATCCTCTGGCAGCAGTGCCAGCAAAGACCATGACAGACTGCTCCATCAAATAGCCGTTGACATTAGCGGCGGTTAGAACTTCGCCCGCTGTGAATACTTTATAGCCGAGACCTGCCATGATTTCCTTACCAGCTCAAACTGTATAGGTCTAGCTTACCAAACTCTGCATCATCTAGGACTAGATAGGCAGCGTCAAGTGACTGGAAGCCAAACTCTATAAAGTGGTTTTGTGGGTTTACCGTGTGATTTATTGAGATTACCTGCACGAAACGCTGGATTGCGTCTCCTATGCCGTTAGGGGTGAAAACTATCTTTGCTATCGAACCGAGCTCTAAGCCCAGCACATCTTCCTGCTCAGCGGGGTCAAGTTTGTGAATAGCGACCTCTAGGCTGCTGAATCTGTATTCAGGCTGTGAGTATTGCTGGGCGAGCACTAAGGCGAGTTCTGCTAGGGCTAGGTCGGTATTCAGCAATAGGCCAGACTGACTGAGGGTTCTAAGACCGTAATCTGTGACACTTTGGGTGTCTGTGGCTGTCGCCGTTCCTCCACCTACTCGGTCTAGGACTACTTCGTTGTAGAGGTTGTCAGATCCATAGCTGACATCTACCGACTGGAATGGAATGCCTGTTCCACCGAACTGAACTAAGCCTGTAGAGGTAGGGCTTTGCGTGCGATCTAGGAAAGTTAGACGACCAATCTTGTCTACGAATACCAAGCCTGGCTCAGATAGAGCAATGGTCTGTAGGTAATTCATAGCATTTGTATTGGCATCAATTACTGCCGTGCCTAGGGTTGCTACACCTGCTTCTATGTTTCTTTCCTCTGGCGACCAGTTGATTTGGTCAAGGATGTTAGAAACACGAGCACCTGTGAGCTGGGCAGTGGGTGTTCCAGCAGCCAAGGTCTGACCAGAGATAATGCTTGTAGCGTCATAGGCGATAGCTTCTGCAACCGAATCTCCGTTGGGCAAATAGCTGAATCCCCAGTCATCTATCCAACCGACATACTGAACTACATCGTCTGTTGATACACGGATTTCACGCCTAGGCACGATGTTGCCGGCGAATGGCGACTGAGCGTATAGCGGATCGAAAGCCCTGTCGTGGTTATTGAACTCAACATTTAGCTGACCCGCTGGGAAGGCTGAGAATAGGTTAGAGCGACCCCTAGAGATGCTGAAGTTTCTTACCCTGTCAGTAACATCAATAAAAGTCAATCCGCCCAATGGGTAGGAAGTATTATCTAGCTGACCCTTTGTAGCATCGTCAAGAACAAAGAAGTTTCCTGCTCCAGAGAAGCTAGTGTCGAAACCTACTTCAACCTTCTCGATTGGCATTGCCATTAGATAGCCACCGATACATTGAAGTTTCCGTTTATAGCTCCAAACTTAGTCAGAGCCTCGACTGTCGCCTCACCTGCTCTGGCACCGCTTACTCTGCTGTCTGCTGTGACATTCACATAATAGTTATTGACTGTGGTTCCTCCAGCAGCTGTGGCAGCAGCAGCAAGCTCTGCCGTGCTCATACCTGACCGAATACCCGATAGGTCAATGGCTCTACCTGCTTCAATATCTGCTTCAAGGCTTCTGTAGATGTTTCTCTTGACTTCAGCACCAGCTCGTTTTGTAGCGTCTCCTACGCTAGTTATGTAGGCACTTGCTTGAGCAATTAGTTCACGGATTCTCGTCAGAGCAGCTTGATCAATCTTTGGCGGCTCCTTGAGGGCCTCTGGGACTGGAATAGCAGCAATCTCGCTAGCAGCAGTTGCCCTAGCAGCATCGGCAGCAGCCTTGGCAGCAATGTCTACCTGAACGCTCAGAGATGCTTGGAAGGCGGCGTTGAAGGCTTGAGCCATGACACGAGCTTGATTCTCCAGCTCAGCTTGCTTTGACCGAATACCCTCGAGTAGCCCGTTAGCCATGTCAATGCCAGTGCCGTAGAGCGAAGAAGCAACTTCCTCACCTAGAGAACCACCTACAGCATCAATCTCTTCAAACAAATCATTGAGCTCATTGATTGTGTCCTTGCCACCCTCTACTAGAGCCTGGGCAGTTTCTCCACCAGCCTCAATACCAGCCTCGACCAACTGGTTGAATAGCATGCCGTTCAATCCCATATCACGGAGCTTGCGTAGATTCTCGGCAAAGGTGCGGGCCTTCTCAGCCATAGCCCTAAAGCCCTCTAGGATGCCTTGTGTCTTGTTTTGGATGCCACCTATGGTCTCTTCATAGGTAGAAGAGATTGTGACCTCAAACTCTCGCATAGAGCCTCCCAGACGCATCAGAGCACGGCTTACGGAGGTTACGGTGCGGGTCTCAGTCTCTTCTTTTAGCTGACCGAATAGTGAGGTTAGATCAAGGGCAGCAGTAAAGGCTCGCTTGTAGTTATCAATCAAGCCCTTGGCTAGGTCGAATCGCTCGGCTAGTTCGTCACGCTGACGACCAATCTTTTGAAGCTCAGCAAGCTCAGCTCGTGCATAAGCACGGAGGTTGTCATAGCCCTCTTGTAGAAGGTCTTTATTCTGGAATGCAGACTTGAGTGCGTTTTCGATGGAATCAAGCTGAGAAACAAATTGCTCCTCAAACCTGCCCATAGCACGCTCAATGGTTGGTAAAACATCAAAGCCAGCCAAAAGATCAGCAAAGCCCATCCTGGCTTCTTTAGCCTTTTCAGCAATCGCCTTTAGTTCTTCCTCAAGGCGTGTATCGATTGCGGTAACTTCTTCGTTATATTGTTCTATTTCATCGGCGGCTTTTTTAGCTTCTGCTGCTAGTTCTTTAGCTCCAGCTGCTGTCCTGTAAAACTGATTTTGTAGGTCTGCAAGAACAATCTTGCCTGACTTGATTTGCTGCCAAACCTTCATCCAGCCTTCACCAGCAAGGATGGAGCTAATCAAGCCCTCAGAAGCACCACGAAGCCTTAGCTGCTCAGTAGCGGTCTGCTTTTGAATTTCATCTTGTAGATTCTTTTGGAAGTCGGCAACATAGTCTTTGATTGCCTTCTTGGTCTTTGTATCGGCATCTGAATCCGTGCCAGTGATTATCTGCTTAGGGTCAGGAACAAGACCTTCTTTGATAGCCCACTCACCACGGGCCATCCATGAATTAGCCCAAGCTCGGTTGCCTCGCTCAAGAGCATCCTTCTGATTAGCAATCTCTTGATTGAGCTGAACAACTGCAAGTCTTTGAGCATTTACAGCATCCTTGATGGCAATTTGAGACTTTATCTGGCCTGTCCAGTCAGTATTGAGTAGTCTGCTCCAGTCTCCAGTAAAGAAGGCATAAGCCATGTCTCCCAAGACCTTGAGGCCAATGACCGTGTTTTCAACCAAGTAAATAACGCTTTGAATAGCATCTGCCACAAACCGAACAGCCTCGGTAATACCAGCAAATACAGCTTCAATAGTTAACTGCTCGCCAGTGATTGTCTGGAAGAGCGACTGTATCTGGATAAATAGTGCCGAGACGGATTCGCCAACCCTAGTTGTGGGGTCAAGCATGGCTCCAATTAGCTTGACTACCTGACCGAATGTTTCAATAACAGCCATACCCAGCTTGGCAAGAGCTGGCATCAGCGTTGTGTTTAGGCTCTGGATGATTGGAACTAGGTCATTGAAAATCTCTTTGATTTCAGGCTCATAGCCTTCAAGTGATTCCCGCAAAGATTGTGTGAGCTGTCCTAGGGCAGGTAGCAGATTGAATGCAACCGTGTCACGCATGTTATTGAAGGTGGCAGCCAGCTTGAGTTGTTCTACAGCAAGGGTTCCAGTGCCACGCTCAAATGCACCCTGGGCATCGGCAGATCGCTGGAATAGAAGCTCTACACGGATTTGCTGTTCTGCAAATCTTCTAGCTGCACCAGTCAGATGATCTAGTTTTCTTGCTGCTAGTTCCGAGTTGATTTCGGATTGCTTCAGAGCAACACCGAACTTCTCAATCGGGTCATACTCTCCACGGAAGAGAGCAGTCATACCCAACAAAGCTTCTTGAACATCGTATCCATAGGTCAGCGATAGGTCAGTTCCCAACCTAACCAGACGCTCAGTTAGGTCGGCAGTTTCTTCAATCGAAAAGCCAGATTGCTTTAGAACCGAACCAATAAATGTTGAAGCCTTAGCTGCTTCGTTTTGAGATAGACCAACATCTATGGCAACTTTAGAAAAGTTACGCATCTGAGGAGTGACTTGCTCAAATACAGACTTGAGACCGAGCAGGTTACGCTCAAGGTCTCTAGCTCCAGAGATGGCATCAACCGCAAAGTCGGCACCCCTCATTCCGACCTGGAATGCGGTAAATGCTAGACCGGCTAAACCTGCTGCCTTACCAAGGTTATTGATGCCCTGACCGAGTTGATTGAACTGCTGAGTAGCACGAGCAAAGCCTTGGACAATCGTGGTTAGATTGACATTTATCTTTCCTGCCATTTAGCTCTTCCTTAGCAACTCGAGTTCAATCTTCTGATTGATTTCAAAAATCTTTTGTCTAATTTTACGAGTAACTGCTGGCATTGCCTTTTCTGCTGCTGGGTAGACAATGCGGGAAGCAGTCATTTGTAGTTTGCTCTTAGCATTTGCAGTTCCTTTTGCAAAGGCCATTGGCACTACACGGTGCTGACGCTTGCCTGGGACTTTTTGACCGTTGATTGTATACATGTAGTCATAGATAGGGGTTAGGCCCTTACGGCCCTTGGCGTATCTTGCACGACCACCCATGTCAAATAGAACTGTGGCTGGAGATCCGATTTGCAACCGAAGAATGGGGATTCTTTCCATCTCACGGTATTTCTTTTTACGGGTATTTGGCAACTGAATTAGAACCGACTTAGAGGGCTTTGCTCCCTTGCCATGCGTGCTACCCCAAGCCAAGCGACCAAAGTGCACCTGACGCATACCTGACATAGGCGGGTTGGCTTTGTTTGGAATAGCCCTTTTGACAGCTCCCTGAGCGTCTTTACCTATCTCTCGGAAGTCTCTTCTAAGGGTCTTGATGTAAGTCTGGTCAAGGTCTTTGATAACCGCCATGACTTCATTCCAGTTAGTAATCTCAATTCGCAGAGTGTTGGCTGAACCGAATCCCCCAGACTTCATGCCTAGTTCTGTTGCTATTTTGGGAAAAGCCAAGATTACCGCCAATCAATCCTTACAAGTTTACCGCTAAAAGAAAAACCGCCCCGAAGGGCGGCTTCCCTATTTAGGCATGTTTCTTGCTACAAGCCATCTATGCATAGTCCATAGCATGCGTTCTGATTCTTGCATCAAAACGCTAGGTGCTATGCCAGTTTCTACGGCAAGACCAGCGATAAACCAGTGAGCTGAGGAATCCCCCAGCCCCCTTATTTTGGGTCGCTGTCAGAATCTCCAACCGAAGCAACTGTTTCCAGCCACTTGTCGAAGTCGTCTTTTGTCGAGCCGGTTCGCTTCTCGGAATGCCAAGCCAAGAAGAGCAAGTGGCTTAACTTGGTCTCGGCTCCGATAGCTGAAATTGATACTTCATACTTATCTTCAAAAGCAACTAAATCTGCTGCGTTGCAAACAACGAGCTTCTTAGTTCCATTCTCGTAAGTAACTTGTAGGTTGATTTTCAATTTTGCTCCTTATGCAGTTGCGTAGCTAACTTCTCCGGTGGTCGGGAAGGTAACTGAGAATGTGCTTAGGTCTCCAACTGCACCGCTAACTGGGGTGAAGCTGTTGATTAGCACGGTTGCTGTATATGCAGGGGTGTTCTGCGATGCAGCAGTTCCGTTAGCAGCGATTAGAACTACTGTTCCGATTGTTCCAACTAAAGGCTGGAAAATACGGGATACAGCACCTGTTCCAAAGTCGCTGTGGAAGTCAAGTGAAACCTGACCTGATTTTAGGCCCCCAATAACTTCAGTCCAGCCATTTGAACCGAAATCTGTTGTGGTCACCTCGGCGGCGTTGATCACCAGCTCTGCTCTCGCACACGAGCTGGAGAAATCGTTACCGTTCAAGGTCACCTTGGTGCCTGTAGCAATGAACTTTGCCAATTTATCTCCTTTTATGCATAGACGGTGACTGTGAATTCAGCCGCCAAGTAGGTTTGGTCGTTTATGGTTATAGACCCCACCGAACCTGAGCTCACAACCCGAAGGTCTTGAACCAAACCCGATAGTGTCCTGTCTGATTCTACCGCAACCTTGACAGACTGCTCGCCTGAAGGAAACATGTAAGAATCAAGCTTTCTTTGCATCGTGCGTTCTGCTGCACGACCAACTATTACCGTGATGGTGAATGTATAAAGGTTTAGACCGCTTTGATAAGCCTGATCGTATTCAACTGATTCCAAGCCAACTAAAGCCACTGGAGGGCTTGGATTATCAATTAGCTCAGACGCTGTTCTCAGCCCAGGGATGGTAGCTAGGTTAGTTGCTAAGCCGTCTCTGATGTCACTGATGCTCACTAAGCCATCCTCATTTTCTTGAATGGCATAATCAAGGCTTCGATGTCTGGGTCAATACGGCTTACACGGATAACGCCCAGTTCGCCCACGCCAGCAACACCAAGTGGTGAATCCATACGCTTGTAAAGTCTCATGGACAAAAGAATCGTTGCCATCTTGATTGCTCGTGGCACTGAGCTCCAACCAAATGTTCCAACTACCTGCACGGTTGCTTCTTCCATTGCAAGAGGGAACCAATAGTCGTCAATAGCTCTGATTTGTGTAGCAGGAGAGGGAATGCCCCCAGCAAGACTGTTGAGTGGCTCTAGTTGGTAGTCCTTAGCTGCCCAAGTCACATCGAATACTCCATCAGCAGCGGTGGAGGTTTTTAGACTGGTAAGACTGACCAAATCATCAATTTCGCACACGAAACTGTCTCTGGGGGCAAAGATTCTGGTCGCACCAACGGTCTGATAGAACTGCCTTTCGCAGATGTCATCAATCTGCCGAGAAGCCGTTTCAATGCTCAGCTCCAGAATTGTGTCGTCAACCGAATCTGTGATTCTGAGTGCGTCTTTGACTTCTTGCAGAGTGCAGTATGCGTTGGTGAGTGCCATGCTTTTATTCTACAGCTAGAACCAACGCTGAGACCATGTGGCGGGTAAGCGATCACTCTCAATCTCTATGGGTAGGTGATACTCAAAATCCTTTACCCCTCTAGCCCTTATCCAATCAACCAGTTCCCTCAAGCCATTTTCTAGGGTCGTAGAGGTTTGATACCCAAGTAGCCTTCTTGCCTTGTCACTGCTGCATAGAGCTATCTTTACTTCCTGCGGTCTACCGCCGGTGTAGATAGGCTTGAATGTCGTGCCGACAATGCTTTGTAGCTTCTCTGCCAATTCATTGATAGTGATTGGTTCTTCGTCTGGCCCTATGTTTATTACCTGCCCCAATGCCTCGTCTGACATACAGGCAACATAAAGAGGGTCTACAACATCCTGAATAAAGCTAAAGCATCGCATTTGCTGACCATCGCCATAGATAATCGGGGGTTGATTCTGAAGCAACCTATTAGCCATGATTGAGGCGACATTTCTAAACGGGTCGTCATACTTTTGTCTTGGGCCAATGATGTTATGTGGCACTAAAACAACCCATTCAAGCCCGTGTGTGTTGCATAGATTTTCCACTAGCTTTTCGCTTGCCAGCTTTGCTATACCGTATGGATCTTGTGGCTTAGGCTGCATATCCTCTGTATACGGAGTATCAATCGTGCCGTATCGAGCCATGCTTGATAAGTAAACGAACTTTTTTACCTTTGCTTTGATTGACTGAGATAGAAGCTCTGTAGTAGCTTGGGTTGTATTGGAGACAACCAGTGCTGGGGAAAACACGCTCAGGCCCTCATAGGCAGTGCAAGCAGCATGAATGACTAAATCAACATCAGTCAATAAATCCTGAACCGAATCTTTTACCAAGTCTCGGGCATAAAATCTTGCACCATCGGGGACATTATCAACATAACCGCCAATCAGCGAATCTACCCCCACAACCGAATGTCCTTCTTGTAAAAATCTATCGGCTAGGTGTGAGCCCAAGAATCCGGCTATGCCAGTAATGAATACTTTCACCAGTTATTCCTTCTCCGTATGACCAAAGACCATTCTCCTGAATTTAGTCGATTCTCTTGTTTTTTCTGATTGAAGTAAGCTTCGTTGGCTCTGTAAGTTTCTGAGTTCCTAGCAGCATAGTGATTGTTGCTCTTGAAGGTCATTTGCCCGTCATGGATCATGGGCAAATTGGCTTTGGTTACTGAAAACCCCATTTCTGTAACCCTCCATTCAAATTCATCATCTTCAAAGTTCATCGGGAAGATAGCTTCATCGAATAACCCACAGGCTTCAAAGACTTTTGCTCCAACCGAAAATAGTTGCCAATGAGGCCACATCTCAGAGATTGTCACTTTGTCTGCGGCGGATTCTTGCTGAAGTTTTTGTAAAGTCCCTGGAGCAAACACACAATCATTTGAAGTGAAGTAAAAGACTTCTTCAAAGGGGTAATTCTTTACTCCTAGATTCCAAGCAGGTGCTATACCTAGGTTGCTATAAATGTTTATTACATCCATTGCCAACACATTTGGATTGTTTGATACGGGCCCTTCCAAACCTTGATGAATTCCCCAGCCATTGTCAATAATCAAAAGTCTTTCAACTGGATAGTCAATGCTCTCAATCATTCTGTTGAGCAGGTCATAGCGGTTTAGGACTGGAACTATAAGTTTCATCAGACCACCGAGAATACTGTTTCATTGAATCGTTTGCCAATAACATCCCAAGAATACCCCTTGGCAAGCTCTAGGTTCGATTCTGAGACACTTTTGTATTGAAGTGGTGTCTTTAGCTTATCTAGCCATTCTGTGACTTCCTGTGGCGTTCTAGCTATCAAACAACCCGTGCTGTAGCCCCTAGCTCCAACTATGGTGCTAATAACTGGTAGTCCATAGCTGATTGCCTTGATGACCTTTAGTGAGGTGCCTGATCCTGCCCCCATAAGGTTTACAAATGCATGAGCTGATAGGAATAGCTGATGTAGGGTTGATGGCTCTACATGCCCCAGCAGTTTGACATTTGGCTGATTGCTACGAATGAATTGACTGCACTGCCCAGCAATGACTATCTGGTAATCTGGCAAGAACTCGGCAATACTTGCAAGGGCCATAGCCGCACCTATGTTTGGCGGATGACCGCTACCGACAAAGAGAAGAATGTCTGAACCGAATCCTTTTGTGTTTACCTCTGGTGGCAGATTGACACCATTTGGTATCAAAGTCATCGGACTATCAGACTGAATCTCATCTTCAGTAGAGCAATAAGTCACATGATCTGCTTGTAAAGCAATCTTTTCCACTCTGGCAGTAGCTTCTTGTATTTCTGGGCCACCGATAAGTTGTTTGATTCTTGTTTCGTTATTGTGTGCATCATAAACGAATCTTTGAGTTTGGATTGCCTCTACTTGCCAAGGATGCTCAAGAATAATTAGGTCAGGCTCAATGATTCCTAGGACTGATTTGAAGGTCTCAGGAGTGCCTTCTATAACTGCTAAATCCCATTCCTTGTGACGCACATAGTGAGGCAACGGTAATGCTGTAAGCGTTAGGTTGTTGTGCCTCATGCGTTGCGGTTCACCGAATGTTGGAATCAAAACATCTATTTCGTTTTCCACACGGCTAAGTAAGTTGTAGATTCTTTCCCCGCCACCAAATTGAGCTCCTACAAACGGGAATGGAGCTAGGGCAGTTATCTTCACTTCAACAGCTTCTTGAAGAATGGAACCCAGTTCTCGTTCCACACTTTGTCAGCATCAAATTGCTTAGCAAAGGCAATCGCCTTTTCGCTTTTAGCACGATCTGCTTCATAAGCTTCGTTTAGTGCCCTGACTATCGAATTGACCGAAGGTATCTGGAAGAAGCTTCCTTGAGCCTCATCCCAGAACGGCTGACCATCAATCTTCCAGCTATCTTCTGAGGCTAGGTCTTTAGATGCGGCGTAGTTACTTGTGATAACTCGTGTGCCACAGGCTTGTGCCTCGACTGTCGGTATACCGAAGCCTTCTCCGTATGAGGTGCTAAGCAACACATTCATTGCGGTGTAGAAGCCAGCCATGTGCTCTTCTGGGTATCCGGCTCTGAGTAAGTATGGGTCTGGCATAAGAACATTGTCTTTAGGTATTCCCATTGCCTTTAGTAGAACAGCAATGTCAAATCCACCGTAGCCTCTGCCTGGTTCAGTGTGAATGTAAAGCAAACTATCTGGATGCGATTTGAGATGCATAGCGAAGGCAAGCAGGTTTTCAGCGTAAGCCTTGCGATGAATCTGACCATTTGATTTGTTAGCTGCAACTATTCCGACTAAAAATGCATTTTCAGGAATTCCCATAAACTCTCTTACATCTTTTCCTGAAATCTCAAATGTAGGTTTGTAGACATTCGTATCTATACCGTGAGGGATGTAGGTAGATTCCAAACCGAGCCCTTCCATAATCTCTTGACCATGTGGAGCCATCGTTACAGGAATGACATTTGGTTTTATTAGAAACTCTCTAACCGCTGGTGTGATGGTTAGGTGATCCATCGGAACCCATGAGATTATGTCGCCCTTATAGTCCATCTGGTTGTAAACCCAAACATCGTAGAGCGTCATTAGATACGGCTTGTAGTCAGGATGCTTGCCGTGGAAGTCTGCTGCCCAAATTGGGTAGACATCCGCAGAATAAAGTGTCAGTCCCTTTGGGTAGTGTGGGATTTTATTTGAACCGAATACTAGCTCTGTTTGCTGGCCTTCAAGTCCGTAGTTACTGAGAGCAGCTACCTTCATTCCATGCCTAAGCATGCGAGTGATTAGTTGCTTGCCCTGCTGTCCGTAACCGGTAGGTGTTCCTGGTGAATTGCTACCGAATGCGATAGCAGCTTTTAGTAGGTCGTAGGTTGCCATAGTCACAGTGTATAAAAAGAAACCCACCCAAGCAACCTACAACTTGGGTGGGTCTCGCTTATTTCGTCAGAAACTAAGCAGCGTTTCCGATGAAGTATTTGACATGGGAGCTGTGAGTGATGTCACCGTCAAGGCGAATCAAGAATCTCCATGTGGTCAGATCGGTGTTGAATGCGAAGTCCTGGCTAGAAGCAACCTGGATTCCACCTGCTACACGAACCTTGTATGACGAGAGGTCACCGAACAATACAGACTTTGCCGAAAGGCCAGTGTCCGCCATGTGTGGGTTCTCGATTACACGGAAGCCAGCGAAGGTGTCAGGGTAGCCAACGCCTACCTGGTATAGGTAGTTGCCAGCGGTGTCCTTGAGCTTACGCATCTTTCCGATGGTTGCACCGTTTGCCATGAATGCTGCACCTGGCATACGGCGAACTGCACCGTCAACCGAGTAAGCAAGGTCAATTAGGTTGTCAGCGGTGAACTGGCCTGTTACGGCAGTTCCACCAGTGATACCAGAACCAGCAGCAGGAACAATGCCTCGTGGCTTGTCAGATCCGTCACCTAGGGTTAGAACATTGTTCACACCGTAACCAATGCCGTTACCAGCCTGGTTAGCAAGGTGAGAAGCTAGGTCAAAACCAGCGTCTGTTACTAGCTCGTTGGCGGCCTGGATGAGGAAGCCATACTTGTAAGCTCCGAGAGTGATTGAGCTGTAGGTAGGCTCGGAAGCCGATACAGTTCCACCAGCGGAGGTCAAGGTAGCAGTGCTGTAGGCAGTTAGGGTTGGGATGGTTAGGTCTTCACCGGAAGTGGTGTTGATAACCTCTGGAACCTCTAGCATTGGGCCTACTAGGCGAGCAACATCGAATACCTGGTCGTAGAACGACTTAGGAACGGTGTTGGATGATGGAGTTAGAGCAGCACGAGTGAACTCGTAGTTACGCTCTTCTCCCTTGGCAAGTGAACGGAAAATGTCAGCGGCTGAACGGCTTTCGCTCACCGATGGAACAAATCCCTTAGCAGCAACGGAAGCCTCTAGGCGGCGTTCCTCGTTACGCTGTGCGACAGCAATGGTCTCGTCAGCCTTGCGGATGTCGGCCTCAATGCGGTCAATTTTCTCAAGTTCAGCAGCGTCAAGCCCACGGCCTTCCTTCTCAGCACCTTCGATTACATCTCGAATCTGCTCAGTGAGGTTGGCACGGAGCTCCTGCTGAGCCTTTACAAACTCAGACATTTAGTCTCCTTTATTTCTCTTACTAATGATTTACCAGTGGCGTTGACGCTCAACTGAACACGGCAGAGCTAACTCACATCCGATAGTAAAAGTTTACAGGAGGTAGGACACGCTAGACATAGCAAAGCCCCCTGAACCAAGAAAACAGGAGGCTAGTGCTTACCGCTTTTCAATAGGTGCGGTGACCCGTGTTTCTCTATTGGTCTTGTCAAAAGCAACTTCAACAGTTTCTTCTGGCTTCAGAAGCTTCTCTACTGCCTTAGCCATGTCATCTACAACCGAAACGATTGCACCTGATTCAGGGTTTCCAGCAGCAGCTAGGAGAGCCTTTTTGATTTCTTCTTTGCTTGGCATCTTAGATTCCATTCAGTAGTAGTTCGAGCTTCTTCTTCTTCAGTGCCAGCATAGCCTGTCCAACCGAATTATCGCTAGGCTCTGATCCCTCTGACTTTGGCATCAGGGTTTCTACGGCTTGCTGAATTAGACGACCCTCATCCTCGGTAAGAGTTTCGCCTTCCTCAAGTTTGTAAACAGCATCTGCTAGAGCATCAGCGTCAATGTCAGCTCTCTTAGCAATCTTGTCTAGGCCACGAACAGCAACAGTGCCAGCCGTAGCGGTATATGCTGGCCAGCTAACCAAGGAGACCTCGAATAGACGAACCGAATTCAAGGTTCTCTCTGAGCCATCCTCTGACCATGAATCTCCTCCAGCAGGAACACTAAAGCCGAAGCTCATTGCGTCAACATCTCCACGGCGTAGCAGCTCAGCAACATCACGACCACGAGAAGTGTTCGGTAGTAGACCATCAACCCTCAAACCTTTGTCATCTTCTGTAAGCATAAGAGTTCCAGCACGAGTTGAGCCAAGAACCTCGCCAGCATCGTGATTCCAAAGGAACTTGATGTCATTGCGAGCTCTCAGGGATTTGCGGAATGCACCTGGTGCGATTCTCTCGATAAAAGGCAGGGGCTCACTAGCAGAATTGAATACAGCAGCGTAGCCACTGAATCTCATGCCATCGCCTTCTTCACGAACCTCGATGGAGGTTGGAGTTCTGCGTGTTTCTATCTTTGACAATGCTTCGCCTTTCGCTCGGCCTTCATTTTCTTCTTCAATTCTAGCAACTACACCTTCTGCATAAGTGAGTGCTCGTTGTGCTGCTCTCTTTGATGGGCCTGATCCCCAAAGCAAGTGTGCAACTACACCAGGGCTAGGATAATCAGGCGAATCAGGTCTTGCGGCGGGACTATCCAAATCAGGAAGATGACGAGCAATCCAAGCCCGAATCCTAACCCATTTATCAGCAGTGACATTGCCAGCTGCCATCGCTCTCGCCTCACGGATTGTTCTTTCAACCAAGCCATCTCCGCCATACCCCTCTTCGTAGTATTTGAGACCTCTACGAGCTGCTGCTCGCATGTAGGCTGGGGGCTCTAGCTTTACTTCTCGGTATTCTGTTTCAGACATGGAGTTTTCTTCCATATCGTCATCTTCTTCTTCATCTTCTGGTTCATCACTGGGTTCAGGAAGTGGAGCAATCTTTGTAAGTGTGGAGAACTTGTGGGCAACATACACATCCGTATCTTCCCATCCGTCTCTGACTGGCTGGTATACCTGAATCAAGGCAGCAGGGTCTTTTTCCGTGCCATTGACTGTAACCGAAGAATTAGGTGGATTGATAGATCCGTTGTCTACAATCTCTTGAATTTCGCCACGAGCCCTACCACCCGAAGAGTTCCAAGATACATAGTCACCGACTTTGAGGTCACCTGGTAATGCACGAATGTCTCTTTCGCCACCTGGCTCAATGCCTTCTGATAATGAGATAGCTACCATCTGGTCAAGTGCTTCTTTTTTGGTGTTGTGGCAAGCCATGACTTCGCCATCTTCTTTGACTACTGCCCAGCTTGAGCATTCTGAAGATTTGTCAGTTATGTAATAGGGCATTATGCCAGCCTCGCTTCCACGACAACAGTTCCACCGAGTGCGACAGCCGTGCCGTTTATTGTGATACCTGCGGCATTTACATCAATGCCAACAGTTTGAGTTCCTGAGTTGTAAGTAATCGGAGAAGTAGCAGCAACTACTCCAGCGGGGCCTGTCGCTCCAGTTGCTCCTGTTGCACCTTGGATACCTTGTGGCCCTTGTGGCCCCGTTTCTCCTTGAATACCTTGAGGCCCCTGCGGCCCTGTCTCTCCTTGAATGCCTTGAATACCTTGTTCGCCCTGTGGCCCACTAGCACCAGTTTCCCCCTGTATGCCTTGTGGCCCTTCTGGGCCTGTTTCACCTTGTGGGCCTGTCGGGCCAGTGTCACCCTGAATACCTTGAATTCCTTGCTCACCCTGTAGCCCTTGTGGGCCAGTCTCGCCTTGAGGGCCAGTCGCCCCTTGGATACCTTGCTCACCCTGTGGGCCCTGTGGCCCCGTTGCACCTGTTGCTCCCGTTGCACCAGTGGCTCCAGTAGCACCGGTTGCACCCGTTGCACCTTGAATACCTTGTGGGCCTTGTTCTCCCCTTGGAATGACAAAGCTAAGAGTTTGATTGGGTGCAGTTCCAGAAACTGTTACCTCAGCGTCTCCGCCTGGAGCACTTGCTGTAACCGAATCTATAGTGAGCGTGTTAGCTGGGCCAACTGCTCCCTGAATACCTTGAATGCCCTGCGGGCCAGAGTTGCCTAAAGTTACGGTTGTGTTGGTTTCAGTTACGCCAACATTTACAACCGAATTTTGAACCGAAACAAGTGTGTTTGTTTCAGTAATCTCTAGGACAGAGGCTGACATTACCGAGTGACCTCAGCTTGGATTTGGAAAGTTCCCTGAATCAGTCTTGTAACAGTTGAACCAGAGTTTAGCTCTAAATCGTAAACATACTGCCCTGCTTCTGCTGCACCCATAGCAGTTGCACCGATTGTCACGGCGATTGTGCCGGCAGTTCCACCGAGTGTGATACCAGTGCCGTTGGTCAGGCTAAAGATAGTTGCGGTTGCTGCTGGAGTAGTGCGAACCTGCATAGCAGCCGTGTAGTTTGTCAGATTGACAGCCGAACCACCGATTGTCCAAGTCAGGTTTAGGTCGTATGTTGCACCTTGGTATGCCGTGATGTTGTATCTGCCTGGGTTGATCATTAGATTGTCTGCCTCATCCAACTAACATTGTGTCCGTTTTTAGTGCTTACACAATAGATTTGTTCTAGGGGTTGTAATTGAAATTGATAGCTCTCAAGCTTTACAAGTTGTAGCCCAGTGCTTATTGTTACACCACTTCCACCAAGATAAACCTCAGCGGTGTTGTCGTTATTGTGAATGGTAATTATTGATGGATTAGTCCATACACCATCAATAGCAGTGGCCACGGTTCCAACTGAAGTTGTGCCATTGCTAATTGCCATCTTCTACCCCGTAAGTTTCTTTGACAGCTGCTGGGTCTTGTGACTGACCGGCATTCTGCAACTGAACGCTTGGAACGCCAGTGTGATCAATAGCAGGTAGACCGAGTTTCTCCAGAGCGTCTACTGGGTCGAATCCAACCTGAATCAATCTCTGAGCCATGTCTACTCGTTCTGTCTGAGCAGATAGGTCGGCGGCATCAATGTTGACATTGGCCAGAGGCACACGAACAGTGTCGGCTGACGGATCCATGATTGGTGTCAAGTCCTCAAGTCGTCTCACATCGTTGATTGTCAAGAAGCCAGCTTGTAAACCAGTCGAAAATGCAGCCATTCTTGAGTTGATGTCTGCACGAAGTAGGCCATCAAGGTTGAACCGAATAAATGCGTTCTCTCCACCTGGGTAGCGAGCCATTAGCGGTGATAGTGCACCTTCAATCTTCTGAACGATTGGTCGGAGGCAGTGAGTTACCCAAGCAAGGTTGTTCTGCTCGACTGATGCATAAGAGTTTGTGCCTGGTAGTCCAAGTAGGTGTGGTGGAATGTTGAAAGCACGAGCAACATCTTCAACAGCCATTCTGCGGCTGTCTAGGAACTGAGCTTGGTCGTTTGGCACATTAGTTGGCTTGTATTTCGCTCCGCCCGACAGGATTGCTGTCTTGTGTGCCTTTGCCCATCCCTTGTGGCGTGAATCGAATGCTTCTTGCATGACCTTGGCTTGATCTGCCGTAAGGTTGCCGTCAATCTCGATGACACCAGAGGTCTGAGTGCCTGAACCGAAGAATTTAGCTGCATAGTTTTCTAATGCCTTAGCTAAGCCGAAGTTTTCCTTCAGTGCTTCTACTCTTGACACTCCACGGATGTGTCCTGGGCGAACTACATCGGGAATAAAGACAATCTCATCTGAAGAGAGCATTCTCTTCTCTTCTTTGATGACAAAGCCGACCTGACCGATGCCATTGCGTTTGATTTCGACATCCATCGGGTTTAGAACTGTCATGTTGACAATCTCGCCTGACGAATTTGAATACAACCGAATAAATGCGTTTCCGTCTAGGAGTAGCGAGACAATGATTGAGCCGTAGAAGGCTTCTTTGGTTGTGTCAACATCTGGCTTGGTAATCCATGATGGTCTTGGGCGGAAAGCAAAGCGAGCACCATCTCTGCGGATGTAAGCATCTACGGGTAGTGTCGAGATTGTGTCGCTGATGAGCGAGACAGCGGAAAAGACCGGATTGACATGCAAAGCAGTGCCAGAATCAATCCTGACCCCAGCGTTGCTCTGAGTTTCTAGGAAGTCACCAGATCCCCAGATGGTTTGAAACGAGATTGCTCGTTTTTCAAATAATCTACTAAGCA